GATGCCTCTTCTTTCCTGTATGGTCTTCAGGAAAGGCACCACCAAACTGCGGAATTGTGCGCGGGCAAACGCATCGTTCTGCTCGAACAAGAAGAACTTCGAAGCGGTGGCAATCGCCTTCTCAAGCACGATGAACAGGCGACGAACATTGATACGGTCGAATGCCGATGGACGAGTCTGTGCGGTTTTGTCACCGAACAAGATCACGCCTTCGCCTGGGAAAGACACGACAGGGTTTACCTGACGAGTGTACAGTTCATCGCGGTGTGCTTCTTGCGTTGGGTTATACGCCAACCGCACCACATTCTTGATCTGACCACGATTGAAGCCTGCGGGTGAGAACCACGCCTCGTTCGTGAACTCGGTACGAGCAACAATTCCCGCAATATCTGGATTGAGAGGCATTGCACGTATAACATTATTGTAAGTATCTAGTTGGTACTTCCACCCGCTGTCAATTACCGCATATGAAGTATTGATATTGAATGTGTTGTCTCTGTATCCCTTTATGTTGACCAATGCTTGTTGCGGTGTTTTAAACTCCACATCGGTTTGACGAGGAGACACGAAAGCAATGCAGTCCAAACGCTTTTCGCACACATTTTGCACCACCAATTGTGCCAGTGTATTTGAAGCATTTCCCATAGGCAACAGAGAAACATCAACTGTGTCTGCATCTGCAAAGTATTTCCAGCCGTCGTTCCATCTTTCCGAATCTGTTGGTGCAGCAAGATCACCACCAGCAAGAGCAATTGAATTTACTTGAGATCCGACAGCACTAGTAGTGGACAGTGGAGGACCAATAAGAGTCCAGTTTGTTTTTGTGGATACGCCACCAGTGTTGTCGTTTACGTCTGCTGCAATTGCCCAAATATACCGAGACTGCTCGTTGATCACAGTCTTGTAGTAGTTTGCACTGCCGTCGCTCTTTCTGGCATCTGATGCACGCGAAAGCCCTTCGAACTTTTCCAACAAGGTGTTTGCAGTTCCAGTCCAAGTTCCGTCTTCATCGTAAACCAGAATGTTTATGAGATCGCCTGTGCCTCCACGATCAGCAGCGTAAGCAGTAGTGCTAGACTGAATAGAAACCGTACTTGCGTATACACTCTTGTGTGTAAAATTCGCACCCGCTGACTGATTTGCAGAAATGGGAGCAGAAAGGGTAAGTCTCCATGCTGCGGTAATTCCGTTTGTTCCACTGAAAGCAGTGGAAGCCTGATTCCAGCCAGTGGTAACTCCAAAGAAATCGCCGTTGACTGGTGTTACTGTTGTCCAAGTAATGTTTGCAAAAGCAGCGGTGTTACCGCCATTAATCTTTGCCAATCCGCTTACAGAAACATTTGTTCCGTCTGTAAACTCAATGGTGTCGCCCACAGCAAAATACTTGCGATCTGTGCTGCTTCCTGCATAAACATACAAGAAACTGTCACCCAGTGAAGCCGCGTATCCGAGCGATGCCCCCGTGGTTCCTGGACCACTGGTAACAACCACCTTCAAAGCATTTCCGAGAGTTCCACGATACTTTGCTGCAAACAAGACCTTTTGTGCCGCAGCAGTATTAATGTTTGACGCTCCAGAGCCGCCCGCATTCACTGCTGCGTAAAACTCGTTTTCGTTATTAATGGTAAGAGTCTGGAAAGTATCGGGGTGGGCTCCTGTAGTTGCTCCTACTGCAACAGTACCACCAGCAACAACCGCGTAGGAATTGAATGAAGCAGTTCCAACAACACGCACAGTCTGGCAGTTGTTTCCGTAATCCAAGAAATTTCCTGCGGTGAAAAAATCCACATAGTTGGAGTCAACTGGCTTTCCAAAAGTATTTACCAGTTCTGTCTGATTGGTAATTGGGACAATAGTCTTGGTCGGTCCCCACTGGAAATATCCAGCAAATCCACCGGGAGTTGTTGCAACCCCTGGAATAATTGTGGTCAAGTCTATTTCTTTAATGCTTACGCCGGGGCTTACTCTGAATGCCATTTGTGTTCTCCTTCGTGAAGAAGTCAATACTCTGCGACTGTGCTTCTCATGTTATGTAGTATTTTGAAAGGCTCACGAAACGGTCAGAAACTCCACCCCATATCTAGGTTTTCGCCTCCCTTCATCTTCCAAGAAGTACCGCGACTGTCCACAAAACCCGTTTCATTGCTTCCGTCATTCACAAATCCGAAAGGTGTCATCTCTTCTTCCAAATTCTTCATTTGCTCCTCGTACAGGTCTTTGCGGATGTCGCTGCCTGTGATGGATTTGAAATATGCCTGTGTGGTAAGCCACGAAAACAGCACCAGAGTCATTACCAGATCGTCATGGTGGGTTTCTTCTGCCTCAAACGAGTCACCCTTGGCTACAAACGAGCAGAACTCGTCCACCGTGTTGAAGTCTTCCACGATGAGTTTGGTGTCTTCTATGAGGCTCTTCAGGATAGAGCAGCCGATGCGCTTCACCGCAGTAGAGGTCTTTACGCCCTTCATGGCTCCACCCTTGCCGCCGAATCCGCCGTTCACTATCTGTCCTTTGCGTCCTTGTGTGGACACATAGATGATGTTGTCATATTCCAGTTCATCGTGCAGAATGTCCGCTACCTGACCTCCGATGTCGTTTACCTCCACCAAACAGTACGCATTGTTGTACTGTCGGCATATGGGGTAGATGGCATTGGGATACAACATGGGCGGCATCTCGTTATTTCTGAATGTAGCCACCACCCGATACGGTATGCAGGTCACATCCACCACCGAGAATGCGTGGTAGTCCAATCCCTGTCCACGGGCTGTGTCCACCACTATCACATACTTGTGGTCGGGGACGGGCTTCTGATACACCCGTAGCCCCTCACCATTCCAATATTCAGGAGTGCGATACACCATGCACTTGAGTTTTTCGGGATGCACAAGAGTATGCATGGAGCCAAGGAACTCGCACTCAAACTCCGTCCTGAACTGCTCTTCGGAGGTGTTCGCAATCGTCTGTGCCTTCCACTTCTCATCACGACCAGGCACATCGCTCCAATGCACCTCCAGCGGCACATACTCGTTCTTGCCCTCTTCGCCTGGCTTCTTGTTCGCATTCACCCAAAAGCGGTAGAACATATTCAAGCCTTTCGGCGTTGAAATGATCGTGACCTTCGTGCTTTGACCGCTGGTAATGGTGGGATACACGGACGAGAAAAACTCTTCCGCGACATTCTGCGGCACATACGCAAACTCGTCAAGGAAGATGTAGTTGAACGATCCACCACGCACCGCAGACGATGATGTGGCGGATGCAAGAATCTTGGAGCCGTTCTCCAGCACGATGGAACCCTTGTTCCACTCCACCCCTCCCTGCTGCAACCACATGGGCAGGTACTCGTAGGCTAACTGCAAACGTCCAAGCAGTTCGCGGGCAGTGGTCAACTTGTTTGCAAGAATCGCAACGCTCATGCTCTGATTGAACAGCACATAGTGGAGCAGATACGCGATGATCGTGGTAGATTTACCTGTCTGGCGGGGAAGTTTGCCGATCACAAAGCGGTTTTCGTGAATGGTGCGGATCATCTCCTCCTGATAATCATACGGCTCAAACGGCACCAAGCCCTTGTCAAGGGACACGATCTTCACATAGTTCTTGATGAAGTACAGCGGGTCTTGGGCGCACTTGATGTATTCTTCAATCTGTTCGGGAGAGAAGTTTACATTTACGCCTGCTGCCTTGAGATTGGAGTTGCCGAGGTACTTGGTGCTTTTCTTACTCATTGTTCTTGTCACCTTGAATCACATCACGAACATCGGGGCGATTATCAAACGCCTTTGTAGAAGAACGGGCAGAATTGATGATGTCCTGTAGTTCCTTTGTGGAACCCACGTAGATGGACTGATTCGTTGTTGTGTTGTTTGTAACGCTTTGGTCAATCTTGCGAATGGTCTTCACGCGATTGTGGAGATCCATGAGTTCGCGGTTCGTTTCCGCAAGCGTCTTGATGAGTTGAGCCACCACTTCATATGCACGGGGCTGATCGCCCTCCTGTGCCACCTGAATGACACCATCAAGGGCATTCTTGCCCATGTCTACGAGTTCCTTTAGATTGTCCCGCACAACCTCGTAGTCGCTCTTCAGGTCTTTTTCAAGTCGCTCGTCCGTGAGCGGAACAGGCTCTACGCTTACAACGATGGCATTCTTCGGAATGCCATCGCCAGTCAACGGTTTTGCTGGCTCTGCTCCGAGAGCCTTTTCAATATGGTCAAATCCACTCATAGTCTACTCCTCAAATATTCCAATCTACGGTGATGCCTCCCGAAACCATATTAGCAGCGTATGTCGTGCCTCCACCGCTCTGTGGTTGATACACCTTTGCATACGAATCGTAGTCGTTGGCGTTTGAACTTGCACCGCTCGGACCGCTGATTCCCGTAATAATATTGGCGTAATTAGGAGTATCTGTGGTACTGCCTGGTAGGTAAGTAACACCACCAACAAAAGTGTCTCCAAAAATATCGGAGTTCCACAGACCCGCCTGAACCACACGAATCTCTTTGTAGTTCTTCTTTGCGCCAAACAGATACGATTTCATCGTAAAGTTGAGGGTGAAAATAATAGAGCGACGAGTTTCAAAGTCGCCTTCGTAATCTTCTTCAGACGAAACTGAATTGAGATAGATGGGAACATCCATCTTACGGTTGATATCATCAAAGTTTACAGTGACCACGAACTCTGGCGAAAAGAACGGCAGTATCTGCTCCACAATACGCAATCCGTCTTCCATGTTCCGCACATAGACATACAGAGCAAAATCAATGTTGTATGGAACTTCCGCGAATGTGTAGTCCACTCCACTCGGATTGTCCGTGGTTGGACGCACTACATGGCGGTTCAGACTGTTGCGCTTGCGAGCAGAATCGTAGACATATCCCGTGATCTCAAAAGCCATGCGCGGCAGGACTATCTGATTGGGATTGGAAAAGTTTGGTTCTCCTGAAAGACGCACCTTGTACTTCTCTTTGGGAGCATACGAAATGGGTACAAGCATCGTCTTGGTTCCGCTGCTATCTGCCTTGTCAATGTAAATCTGATTGAACAGGGAGCCGAAAGCAACCACCATGCGCCGAATGGAGCCGTTGTAGAAGTTCGTGAACATCAGTAACCTCCCTCACTGAAAGGATCATTTTCAGTGAAATCAAAGATGTTGTCACGCTTCTGCTCAAGTTCCAATTGCTCATTGTCCTGCTGCTGTTGATGCGTGGCGCGGATCGTGGTTTCGTAGATGCCAGCAATGGCGTAAGACGCACCGCTGACGAGTCCCACAAGGATGTCACCGATCTCAAACGCACCTTCTTGCATATTGACCCGCATGGATTTGGAACTAATGATGGGATCGGTGTACTCGTTGACGCGCCCGTAGGCGTGCTTGTCTGCGGTGGTTCCTGTGTAGACCTCTTCTCCGAGAGTATATGTTCCCGAGCCGCCGCCAAGCGTGATGCCGATTAGATAATCCGATGCAATGTTCATGACCGCATCCAATTGAGACTCGCCAGTGTCTATCTTCTCACTGGAATACTTGAAGGCTTCACAACTCAACTTGAACGAATACCGATCACCGCCTGGATAGAACGGGTTGTCGTGCTTCACAAACTTGATTTCCATCATGGAGTACGGGTAATCAAAGAATATGATGTCGCCTTCGCGGGGGCGACCGTTCTTCTGAATCTCGGGATGGTGTCCCATCACATCCATGAACCGCTTACGGGACACGATGAATGTGGCTGAATCCTTTACATCAAGACCGAACCGCGACATCTCGGAGTCGCCTTCAAATCCATCCGCGTTCTCAAGGTACATCTCTATGCGGTTCGCATCCAAAAACTCTGAAACCTCTTCTCCGAGAATGAGGTCTTCCGTCACCTTCTCGCGTGGAATG